GTCCAAGACAGAGTTAATGTTTGAAAGTCTTTCATTGAGAGACCCAAGAATGGTTTCGAGTTCACCAACTTTTGAATTTTGGTCAGCAACCTTGTCGTTAAGATCGCTGAGGATCGTATGCTTATGTTCTTCTGGGATAGTTTGAGAACAAGAGGGGCATACATCATGTGAAGTAAAAAATTCTTTGTGGTGTTCACAGGTTTCAATTTTTGAGTGCAGCTTACTTCTGATTGCTTTCGCTTTCTCAAGATCTTCTTGTACTTTTGTCTTGTCCTTAATCTGTTCTTTAAGAGTTCCAATTTCTCCGACAAGGTTCTCAACTTCCAATTGAGTTCGCTCAATCTCTTGAGTGCTTGTAGCGATTTTCTCTTGGACGGATCTAATATTATCTGCCCTCGCATCCGAGATAGTTTTAATAATTGCATTTTGTGCTTCGACTTTAGTCTTTGCGTTAGCAATTTCGTTTTCAATCCGAATGATTTCCGCTTTTGTGTCATTAGCTTTATCTTTCAATAATTGATTCATTGTTGAGAAGATACGGATATCAAGGATGTCTTCAATAACTTCTCTACGTTGTGCAGACGATAGCTGCATAAATGGAACAAAAGAAGCTGAACCAAGAATAACAACCTGTGTGAATGTTTTATAGTTCAGCTTTAAAATTTGCTGCTCAAGAACCTTTTGATAATCTTTTGCAGCTGCGTCTTGGTTGATCAATTCATCATCACACCAAATCTCAAACTTGTTAGGTTTGATACCACGAATTACTTTATATGACTTACTGTTAACAGTGAAGTTAATTTCAACCAGACAGTTTTTCTGATTGATAGAGTTTACTAGTTGACCTTTGTTGATGTTACGGAAAGGTTTACCAAACAAAGCAAAGCACAACGCATCAAGGATGGTTGATTTACCTTCACCATTCTTACCGATGATAAGAGTGGTTGGTGATTTGGTTAGTAAAACTTTGTTTGATGAATTACCAGTTGATAGAAAGTTTTTCCATTCAATAGATTCAAATATAATCATACAACCTCAACGTTCACTGCTTCAGTATATAAACTGCGCATATAATTTTTAATCTTTTCTTTATCTAAGTCAGTTTCAATCGAGTCAACATAATGACCAAGAACAGACAAAGTATCCTCAAGGTTGATTGACTCATCAATCTCGCCTTCTTGGAACTCAGACATATCTTCCACGATTTTAATATCGTAGCAACCTTTATTATATAACTTTTGTATGAATTTATCAAATTTATAATAGTCAGTTTTATTTGCAACGACTAATTTAACATACTTACTTGCAAGGTCTAGTTCATCTAGATCGACAGGCTCTTGCTCTTTGTCGTTATACTCAAGTCTCTCGAACATACTATAAGGATTTCTGATGAACTCAAGTTTCCTACTTCCAAGATCAAACAAGTGAAATCCTCTGGGATCGTTGTAGTCTTGCCAAGTAAGTTCATATGGGTTGCCGAGGTAGTAGATATGCCCGTCATCGCTACGGTGATGATAATGCCCACTAAAAACCAAATCAAACTTGTCGAATGTTTCTTTAGAAAGTCCTTCATGTGACTCCATACCCCTATACATAGCAAACCCAGCGATTTCAAAATGACCCATACAGATTTCAGCTTTGGTATCTTTGATAGTGTCTAAAGAATCTTGATAGTTCTCTGGACAAATCCAAGGCATCATACAGATTGGAGTTTCATCAACATAGATTGTCGCAGGGTGATCAATGACGTTGATATTTTCATACTCTCTTAAAAGTAAGTCAGGGGAATTCACGTCGTTGGTATTTTTAAAATACGTGTCGTGGTTACCAGCAAGCATATGAACTTTGATGTTACGATTGGCTAACTTATCAAAGAACATTTCCTTGGCACGTTGTAGTGCGTAGAAGTTTACATACTTTCGTCTATCAAAAGTGTCTCCAAGAATTAGAACTGTATCAATTCCTTCTTCTTCTAACTTTGGAAAGAAAACATTGTCGTAGAACTTTTGAAAGAAGTCAAGAAATGCAATACTATCGTTACGAGCACCGAAGTGTTGGTCTGTAATAATTGCTACTTTCATTCTTCAACCTCACCTTCACCTTCAATGAATTGATCCAAGGTTGTTTGCTTTGCTTTCTTCTTTTTCTCTTTACGTTGGATAAAAGAATCATCAAAAGTACCGTGCTGTTGCATGAATTCCAAATATTGATTATGGAACTCTCCAGAGTCATCTTGGTCTTGTAACTCAAATGCCTCAAAAGGCATGTCTTGAATCATCTTACCTTTGATGTATGATTGCTTCTTCTCCTTTGTAATTCTACGAAGGAAAGCATAGTAGATGATTTGGGTGAAGTACGCAAAAGGGTTGCTTGACTTATCAGGATTGAAGTTGTCCAAGTACTGGATGCAGTTTTCAATACCATCAAGAACCATATCATCACGATATGAGTAGTTAATAAAATTTGGTTTATAAGCCAAATGGTTTGCGATTTTTAAAATACACTCACCAACATAGTTAGGAATCTGCGGTTTAGGCTGTCCGCTTTCTTCTGCTTCCTTAACTTTCTTCTTGTGTTCAATAAGTGCTGCTAAAAACTCAGCGTTGTTTACATAGTGTGCCATTAATATATTTCCTCTTTTAACATAGAGGCATAACTAGAAGTATAGTTGAAACAGTAATAAAAAGCAAATATATTTTCCAATATGCAACGTTGTAAGATTTATTTGCTTTTTATTTGACTTTAGGGTAAGATATCGGTGTTGGGGTTGATGCTGATACGATTAATGTTTAGTATCGTTTCCTGGTATGAAGTTAAGGAAGTCGTCTTCCTCTAGTTCTTCTTCCTTGGATGATGTTCCTGCGATAGCCTCTAACATATCCAATCTCTTGTTGACTTCTTCTATGGTCAACGTGTCTTCCTCGTCTCCAAAAAGTTCCTCAAGCTGTTCTCTAATCTCTTGCGATGATTGACGTGTTGCAGGAACTAACGCTTCATCATAAGACTTTAGAAAGTTTTTATAGTGGGGGATGAACTGCTGATGGAGTCGTTTGATGTAAACGATATGGTTCTTTTCAAGAACGAAAGCAGTTGAGTCGCTGAATTGACAATAAGGAACTGCGTGAACAGACTCCCTTTGTAATCCTGGAATCATCATTGTTCTGATTTGAATAGGGTATTCAACTTTGACAAATCTTTCGTCTTCCCCTTCAAATACAGCCATGACGGTTTCGCCAGTGATAAGTTTTAATACTATGTAATCCTTATCCTGCATCATATAAATTTACCTCTACCATTTTCAATTTAAATTCTTCTTCAACATACGTTTTGTAGCGTTCAGCTGCGTGATTCAACGTATGGTTCTTCCAAGACTTCCAATGCAAGTCATCGGCAATATCATAGAGGTTACAAGATTCTTTACCGTCTTTCAATCTTAATCCACGACCAATACTTTGGAGATTACGGATCTTAGATTTACTTGGCGATGCAAAAATGACATTCTCGATAGACGGTATATTGATCCCAGTTGAGAATGTACCAAAACTAGCAACAATAATAGCATCGCTTTCTTTTTCTGTGATATGGCGAATAGATTCTCGGTCAGCAACATCTGTGCCTCCGTGCACAAAGAACACGTGACGTTTATCGTGTACTTTATTACTTATAAGATCGTATAGAACTTTGCCGTGCTTTTCAACGTATTGAAAAAGAACCAGCGTGTTGCCTTTAGAATTTACTGCCAGATTCCGAATAAACTTGTTTCGCTTTTCATTCGATACAAGAAAATCCATCTCATCTTGGTACGTGTTCTTATTACGTTCTTTACGAATCTCTTCACTATATTTCAGTATTAGACAAGTAATATTTAGGTTTGACAATCTTCCAGAATCCATTAGAGCTTTAGTAGTTGTTACTCTATGTACTGGACCAAATATTCCTTCAAGCACTAACTGGTGAACTTTTTTATTATCCAGTGTACCAGTAGTTCCAACACGATACCTAACAGTATCAAGTTTTTCCATGACAGTAGTGAGCGACTTCGCTTTGAATTGGTGCGCTTCATCGCCAAAGATTACATCAAATTGTCTGAACCAAGATTTTGGTTGCAGGTAGATTGACTGCCACGTTGTGATAAGAACATCTTTAGTAAACTCCTTTGGAAATCCGCTATACAGTTTTTGACAATGGGCTTTAACATCAAATCCATTAGCTGACGAATAATCTTCAAAGTCAGCATACATCTGTTCAACCAAAGAAGTAGTTGGAACAATCAACACACACTTACGTTTATTATTTAGATGCCAACGCATCGTAGAGTAAATAATTAATGACTTACCTGACGCTGTTGGTGACAGTAATAGCGTGCGTTCTTTATTCAACGCAGTGTAAACTGCTTCTAATTGATAGTCGCGAATCTCAATGGGTTGACCACGACCTCTCAAATCCAACCACTGAGTAAATTCTGTAACTGTATCTAGTTCTACTTCACCGCCACCAATGATATCATTTTTAGTTCGTAACATATAGTCGTTACGTTCACAAAACTTTTCAAGGTATTCATATAGACCAACATAAAGAGTTTTTCTTATTTGATCATATAGACGTACTTTACCGTCCCACAAACGTGCTTTGAATTGTGGAGTAAAACGTGCACCTGGATATTCATATGTAAAGAAGTCAGCGAGTTCTCTTTCAAGAGAAGGGTCGCCAAAAACTCTAATATAAACTTCGTCTAGCTTTTCAGCATATAAAGTATTTTGTTCGATTTCCATTACATTCCAGCTAAGAATCTCTTCCATTCAATGGCTGACTTAATTTGCCAGTCTCTGGCTTTAAGTTGACCAAGAATTGACTCTAAAAGATAAATCATAGTTTCAAGATATTCTAAACGAACCTTTAATGTGTTCAGTTCAGTATCACCTTGTAAGAACTCATCCATTTCGTTCTTTAAAGGTTTAACACCTTGCCATTGTTGCCAATCCAACGCTTGTAGTTCTTCTCTACCGAGTTCACCTCGATAGTAACGGAACTTATTTTTACGGAGTTGGTTGTAGTCTGCTTGAAGTTTGGTGTGTTTAAGTTTAACACCAATTAGCAGTTTAAGATATTTGGAATGAAGTTTGGGAGTAATGATTGCATTTTCGCCAAGATAGTTATCATCAATCTCAGCATCCTTTTCCCACTCATTTTGTATTTCATCAAGGGTCATAATAATCTCCAACACGCTTTCAGCGAAATTAAGTATCTATTGTAAAGTATGTATATTTAAAAGTTGCGGAACCAATTACATAGTTAACGTCCATCGCAGTAGATTCTAATTGCACAGGATCTAAAGAAACAGGGAAAACATCGTAAAATTTAAAAAAGTTTGTAGGGTTGTTTTGAGCGTCAAGAATACCAACTGTAGCATCAGAATAGTTTCTTGCTAATTCAGAGTAAACAGTAGAGTTTTGCGAGTTAACAAAATTTGAATACTGTTTGTGGTCTTCTGGGAAACCTAAAGCAACCATCCAATTGTATATAGCTTTATAATTTTCCATCTTATCGTCAATCAAGAATTGTACAGACAATTCGGTGAACGACATAATTTCACCTGGGATTGGTGTGTTAATAAATGGCGTTGGTCTATCAATAGACGCTAACGACATTGATGGAATCATTACACGTTGGCAGAAGAACGAAACGTTTGGCAATTTTGAAATGCTGAACGTAAATCCGTTGGGCGACAACGCATTAATGTTATTTGGGTATAGGCAATCAGAAGTAGACATAATAGTATTTATACTCCATAAAAAAGGGGGATCCTAAGATCCCCCGAATTACTGCTTCTTATCGTCAGTTTCTTAGAAACCAACCTAAAAATTACATTAGGTTAGTAACTTTAACTTTACGATAGTAGTAGTTTGCATCAGCAGTTAAGTTGTCTTGACCGCTAGTGCCGTCGTCCAAGTTAACGAATGGGTTAGCAACTAGACCGTAACGAGTCTTGAAGCCAATTTTTGGCTGGAAGCTGTTAGGATCAACTGCACGAACCATTTGTAGAGGAACGTATGGGCAGTAGAAAAGACCTGCGTCGAATGCAGAAGTACCTTTGTAACCAACAACGAAATACTGGTTAGCAGAGATGTTAGCAGCATATGGATCAACATATACTTTGTACTTACCGTTTAGAACACCAGCGAAAGTAGTGCTAGTATCATCAACGTTTAGAGAAGTGTTCAATGCAGGAGCGTAGTCTAGAACACCAGCCATCGCTAGAGCTGAAGCAACGTCAGCTGAAGTGATGATGAAGTTACCACGACCTCTACGAGTTAATTGACCAACAGCGTTCGCTTCGCGTTCGATTTGGAACAATAGACCCTTGAACTTCTCAACAGACCAACGACCGTTAGAGTCAACGTCTAGGTCGAAAGTACCAGCAGTAGCAGTACCAACTTGAGCACCAACCTTAGCAGTACGGTAAACAGTACGAACAACTTCACGGTTGATTTCAGTTAGGATTTCTGCAGAAAGGATGTTGCTCAATTCGCCTTCAGCGTCAAGACCATGAACAGATTTCATATCTTGAGCTAATTCGATTGAGTATTCAGCTTTTAGAGCACGAGTCTTAGCAGTAACGCTAGTTTTCTCGATTGAGAAAGCCATTTGACCGAAGCTACCATCACCTGAACCACCTTGACCTAGACGCTCAGCTGCATCAGTAGCCAAACCAGTACCATTAGTTTGAGATGCTAGAGTAGAACCGTCTAGAGTAGAGCTGTGAGTACCAGTACCTGAGTAATCAGTATCAGCTTCGTTGAATAGAGCTTCTGCACCACCCATTGAACCATAGCGTGACTTCATTGCGAAGATCAAACCAGTAGGTTGAGTCATTGGCTGAACACCAGCGATGTCATAAGCGATTAGTTGAGGCATAGCACGGCGAACTAGGCTGATCAATACTGGATCAAACTTAGCCATACCACCAGTGTCGCCATAAGAACCAACTGCGTTAGTAGGAGCTGCTTCGAAAAGAGCTTCTGATTGCTTGCGCATTTCACGCTCTTGGTTTTCTAGAAGAACTGCAGTAACTTCTTTACGATAGTTATCAGCAATCTTAGGAGCACCTTCGTGGTTTAGGACTGGTGCCCATTTTTCGATTAATTGTTGACGAGTTGTCATCTTCTTTTCCTTTTTAAAAAGTAAATTACTTAGTTAGAGCAGAAAGGTATGCAGCCATTACTGGATCAACCTTTTTCTCTTCAGTTAATTGCTCAACTGGAGTATCAGTTACAACTGATTTAACTTCAGCAGCTTGTTTAGTGAAATAGCTTTCGCGGATAGTCTTTACTTTCGCTTCGAATGCTTCAGCTGATTCGTAAGATAGTTCTTCAACTAAACCTTGGAATTTTTCAGCTTCAACATCTGAAAGACCTTCAGCAGCTTCAGCAACGATCTGTGCTTTTACTGACTCAGAAACAACCTTAGTTAGTTCTACGTTAGCAGCAACTTGTTCGTCTAGCTTGCTTTCTAGAGCAGCAATAGTCTGTTCCATTTCGCCAAGTACGTCATACTTCTCAGCTGGAACATCAATATAATGCTCTTCAAATAGACCCTTCATACCATTGATGAAGCTCTCTACGATTTCTGACTTAATGCCATTTTCAAGGGCTAATTCATTCTGTGCAATCCACTGCTCGGCAATATAGCCAAGGTATCCATCAACTTGTTCAACAAGACCCTCAATTTGTTTTGCAGTCTCTTCTTCAAGACGAGCTGCATATTCTTCTTCGATACGAGCAACTTCTTCGTTAACACGAACCATTACGGCTGCTTCGAAAATAGTAGTTGCTTTCTCTTTGAATTCTTCAGTAAGTTCTTCGCCAGTGAATAGTGCGTCCATATCTTCTTTAACGCCAGCTTTAACTGCGTCACCCTTGCGGATAGAAGTCTGGTCACCGTTATGAGGGTTCATTGAACCACCCTTAACTTCTTCAGCTTGCTTTTCATCTTGTACGTTGTTACGTGCGTTGTCTGGGTTTTCGCCAGAGTGAGCAGGTTTAACAGCGTCACCTTTAGATGGGTTGCCTGACTTGTCACCAGCTTCTGCGTTAGCAGTTACTTTATCTGACTTGCCTGATTCAGCGCCATCTGGTTTAACTTTTTCTTCTTGAATTTCCTGAGACTTACGTGACTCAGCAAGAAGTTCAGCGATTTTTTGTTCGATTGACATCGTTAATCTCCTAACTTGGATAGTTCTATTAGATTATTTATAAATTATTTAATTTTACTCAGGAAATGTTGGAAGGCTACAATCTTAGCTTCTTGCAATTGCTTGCTTGATGCTCTTCTAATAAACTTCTGTGTTTCCTCAATATCTCTTTCCACAAATTTTCCATCCACAAAAGCCCACTCCTT